ACGAGGGCGCCCCGAGCGTCAGCCTCGACAAGAAGCTGTACGCTCCGGGTGACCTCCTGCCGGAGACCATCAACGACGAGGCGATCGAGCAGCTGCTCAAGAACGGCGCGATCGAGAAGACGTCGGCGAAGGACGAGTCCAAGGCGGAGCAGAAGGCCGCGGAGGATTCCGAGGAGCAGAAGGCGAAGGCCGACGCGGACGCCAAGGCTGCCGCTGAGGCGAAGGCCAAGGCCGAGGCAGTGAAGACGACGACGGGCACGAACAAGCCGCCGGCGAAGTAGTAGCGCAGTAGTGCCGAGCGCGCTGAGGGGAGTAGGACATGGCGAGGATCACTCTGGTCGACGCGCAAGCGTGGGCAGAGAACACCAAGCTACCCTTCAGCGTGCTTGACGCTGCCCTACTCAACCAGGTCGAGATCCAGGTGATTGCGCAGTTGCAGTCCTGCGGCATCGATGCTGCACTGATTGCGACTTGGCTCGACACTGCAACAACTCCCGAGTTGGTCAAGTCGATCATCTCGATGATGTACGTGGCGTGGTACTACGATCGCCAGTACAGCGAAGAGCAGACTGAAGGCAACGATTACGCGGCGATGTTGCGTAATCATGCCCAGATGCTCCTGCAGGGTGTGTGCGACGGGTCGATCGAGATCCCTGGTGCGCCGACCATTGCAGGCAAGCCAGCATTCTTCCCGACAGATGAGTCGTCGGCACAGCAGCCCACATGCCTGAACCCCGAACTCGGTGGGCCTTATTTCAACATGTCAAGGGGGTTTTGACCTTGGCAGGCTTCCCCGACATCTCGGACCTCCGTGTAGGCATGACCACGCGGATGGAGTTCCAGCCTTCGCCTGCCATCATCGCTGCGGGGCTATTGAAGATGGCCGACGATGTCAGCTCCGCCAAGGAGCCACTGACCCGTGCCGTCAAGGAAGTGATGATCCCTTCCTTCCAGAAGAACTTCAGCCAGGGCGGACGACCAGCATGGGCGCCCCTGGCTGAGTACACCGAGCAGGTGCGTGGTGCTTCCGGTCCCATCCTGATTCGTACTGGGCGCCTGGAGCGCACTATGGGTCAGATGAACATCTGGACGATCACCGATGCGCACGCTGTCATCGAGCGTCTGCCAGCAGATGTCTGGTACGGGCATCTCCACCAGGCAGGCAACCGGAAGAAGTCGATCCTCCCCGCACGTCCGTTTGCGCTCATTCAGCAAGAGGACGAGGAGAAGATCATCGAGATTTTTGACGAGTGGCTGGCTGAACGTGCAGCGCGGGCGGGGTGGGTCTAATGGTGCAGGCGTGCACTGACTCGCTGTACGTGGTAACCAACCACCTGTTCACCTTGATCAACGCCGCCAAGACGTCCTTCACGCCGCAAGTGGAGGACGTTTTCTATGGTGACCAGAAGCAGATTCCTCGTACGCCGGCAATCACCGTGGCAGCTTCGCAGAAGTCACGCGAGCTGAACGGTGTGCCTCGGCGAATCAAGAACACATTCGACGTGTTTATCAATATCTACTTCAGCAAGGTTGGCCCGATTGCCCTGAACCACCAGGGCTCAGACCAGCTCGCTGAGGCGGTTGAGGCGTTGGTACACGCGGATATCACTCTTGATGGACTGGTCATCGACAGCCTGGTCATCCTCAACGAGGCAGGCTTCTTGAACCGGGAGAACTCCCAGTTCCGAGGGAACCGTCTCATTGTTCGTGCAATGTCCAAGAAGACTCTACCGATGGCGCCAGGCTACAATCAGCCGTAGGGAGTGAATAGCTCATGACGAACGACGTACCTGCAGGACGGTTTGCGATCACGGTTGACTGGCCCACGGGAAAGAAGACCGTCGAGGTCTCCGGTCTCGGTGTGTTCCCCAACCACGAGACCACAGAGTTGACTGCGGAACAGATCTACCAGTGGTTCAATCGTACGGGCGCACAGCCGCTGGCCCAGTTCCCTGAGGGCATCGCAGTCGTCGAACTGGCGGCCGATGCTCCGAGGGCGAAGGCTGCAGCCACTGCCGAGAACAAGGACGAGGCGTCGGCTGAGGGCGCTGCGACGCAGAAGGATGGTGCCTGATGACGTGCGCGTTTGGTGTAGGCGGCGGCGGGTTCGTCGGTATCGCCTTCGAAGTGACTCCGGGTACCTACGTGGCACCGACGAAGTTCTTTCCCATCCTGTCGGAGAGCCTGCAGTACATGCAGGAGACGCAGTGGCGTCGGCCGATCCGTCAGAACGTGGACATCCTGGGCGCTGTGCCCGGCAACGTCCACATCGAGGGCGACATTGAAATGGAGGTCCTCACCGACGCTGCGGTCTACTTCCACCGCATCAGTCGTGCAGACATCCAGAAGACTGGTACTGCCGCCCCGTGGTCCTACGTCGTCACGCCGAACGCTGCAGCGTGTGCAGGCAAGACTGCCTCGATCACCATCGTGCGCAACGGCCAGGTCTTTGGCTACACCGGCTGCGTGGTGCCACAGTTCACGTACACCATCGCGGACGGCATGCTGAAGGCGACCTACAGCATCCTCGGGCTCGACGAGGCCTCCCAGGCGTTGCCGGTGCCAACCTTCGCCGGACAGGAACGGCCGTTCGGTGCAGGTGAGTACTCGGTCGAGATCCCCACTGCCTCGCAGGTCTTCGATGTCGACACCTTCGAGTGGTCGGTCAACGACAACGGTGACCCACAGTACCGCATGAAGAACACCGGCCGCGGCGCGCAGTTCATCCAGTTCGGCGAGCGCGAAGTCACCCTGTCGTGCGAGCGCGACTTCGGTACGCGTGCCGACTACGATGCCTTCAAGGCATTGACGTCACAGTCGATCACGATCGATGCCGACAGCACGGTACCTGCTGAGAAGCTGACCATCCTGCTGGACGCTGCGATCAAGGACAGCTACGAGGTAAGCCTGTCAGGTCAGGGTGATCTGATCCGCGCAGCCATCTCGTACATGTGCGTCTACAACTCGGCCACCTCGCGTTCGTACCGACTGACGCTCCTTGCCGACGAGGACATCACCCTCACGTAACGGACCGCTACCTACGAACCCGTGCGTGTGGACTCCCGAAGGGAAGTCTCAGACCCTCCTGACGGAATCAATTCACACGCAGGGTGTTCATTGGGTCTAATCGAGTCTACAGCCGCCCGCTAGAGAGGTATAGCCCACGATGACTAAAGTTGTCTAACTGCGGTCTAAACGGGTCTATAGCAATTCTCAACTCGATGAGTCCCAAGCCTCAGAGAACAGAACGCACAGGAGGACACAATGCCCATCGCAACGGCCAACCTCGCACCTGAGGAGAAGAAGGACTTGAAGACCTGCCCTGGAGGGTGGGTGGTTCTGCGGCGCATGACCTACGGCCAGAAGCTCGATCGCATGAAGCACGTCGGCAAGCTGTCGGTCGACATGCGCGGCAAGGGCAAGGGTACCAAGGGCGAGATGGAGATGCTCCAGAAGGGCTCCACCATCTACGACTTCCAGGCGTGCATCGTCGAGCACAACCTGGAGAAGAACATCGGTACAGATGAGAACCCCAACATCGTGCCGATGAACCTCAAGACGATGGTGGACATCGATGCCCTCGACCCGCGTATCGGTGAGGAGATCAGTTCGCTGATCGACGAGCTGAACAACTTCGAGATCGAGGAAGGCGATGGCCAGGGAAACTCTTCGACCGCGTCCGTGCCTCAGTAGTCCTCAAGCGTGAGCCGGATGAGGACGTGGCACGTGCTGTTGAAATGACACAAATGTGTCAGGCACTGCGGGCACTTCCTCGTGCGGGAGGAGTACTAGACCAGGACAGCTACCACGTCTACATGATCCAGTGTGTGTTGGCAGCTCAGGCGGAAAAAGACGAACTGGATCGCAAGCGGTCATCGACGAATGCACGGTCCGGCTCACGACGTTAATGGGGAAGGGAGCGGAGTACAGTGGCTCTGTCAACACGCGAAATGCTCCTGATCCTTCGTGCGCGTGATGAACTCAGCCGCGTGCTTCGTGGTGTCGCTACAGGCTTTGGCGATGTCGATGCCGCTGCTATGCGTGCTGCACGGAATCAGATGACTGCCGGCTCCGCGCTCATCGGGCTCGGAGTCGGCATTGCATCTGTTGGTGTTGCTGGCCTGAACGTGTTGTATGACTGGACAAAGGGTGCAGCTGAGTTCGAGCATCAAGTGGCAAAGGTTCGAACTCAGATCGACACCAACGTCAAGCCTTCACTAGAGGCACTAGGCAACGTCTCAAAGCGGGTCGCAAGAGAAGTCGCCGTCCCTCTAGAGCAGATGAACGAGACGTTGTTCTTCATCTTCTCGTCCATGGATGTAAACATCACGGAGGCTGAATCCCTCCTGAAGGGCTTTGCGAAGGAAGCCGTCGCAGGTCAGACGGACATCCAGAGTGCCGCGAAGCTCACCATCGCCATCCTCAATACCTTCCAGTTGCCTGTCTCGGAGCTGGGACGTATTCAGGACGTGATGTTCCAGATCGTCCGTAAGGGCATTATCTCCTACGAGGAACTGTCGAACACCATTGGACGCGCTCTTCCTGCCACGCGTCGTGCTGGGCAGGAATTCGAGCAGCTCGGTGGTATGATCGCGTTCCTGACGAAGAACGGCTTGTCTGCCGCGATGGCAGCTACTTCGGCTGCTCGCGCGATGGAAGCCTTTGCGCACCCGAAGACCGTTCAGCGTATGGAGAAGATGGGCATCACGGTCAAGGATGCCGCAGGTAACTTCCGCCCGATGAACGACGTTATCACGGAGCTCGGCAAGAAGCTTGAAGGTCTGCCACAGCCTGAGAAGGTCGGCATCCTGCAGGACCTCTTCAAGAGCTCCGGTGGTACCATCCAGGCGCGTAGGTTCTTCGACGTTGTGCTGTCTGGCAACAAGCAGCTGGCGGAGTACAACGAGCTCGTCGGGCACATGGTCAACAGTACGGGCGTGTTCGAAGAGGCCTATGGTGAGATGTCAAGCACCACAGTCTCGCAGACGCAGATCCTGAAGAACCAGTGGGAACTGATCAAGTTGGAGATCGGTCAGGCACTCCTGCCTGTCCTGCAGCTCCTGATCAGCTGGTTGCAGAAGCTTCTGGGTGTCTGGGACACACTCTCACCTTCGACCAAGCAGAACATCGCACACTTCGCAGCGATTGCAGCTGCAGTCCTGGCGGTCTCCGGTGCCATCATGGCAGGCGTCGGTGCCTTCATGCTGATCAAGGGTGCAATTGCTGCACTGGGCTTTGTGTTCGGTGCACTCAGCATCAAGATCCTGATCATCATTGCTGTCATTGGTATCATCGTGGCAGCGTTCGTCAGGGCCTGGAATACTTCGGAGAAGTTCCGTGAGGGTGTCAAGAAGCTGGGCGAGTTCTTTGCCAGCTTCTGGCCTCAGATCGTTGCGCTGTTTGAGAAGTTCAAGGCAGTTGCAGGTCCTGCGCTGGACAAGATCGTACAGGTACTGAGCGAGAAGCTCATCCCAGCAGTACTCAAGTTCTTCGAGACGATCCGGCCGGTGCTCTCCTGGCTGATTGACGTCATCGGTGGTGCACTCATCGGCGCCTTCCATGGCCTGATGGTGATCATCGAGGGCGTCTTCATATTCATCTCGGGCTTGCTCAACTTCTTCAGTGCACTGTTTAAGGGTGAGTGGGGTGCACTCTGGGAAGCTGTCAAGGAGATGGCCTCGGGTATCTGGACAGCGATCATGGGCCTCCTCGAGTACTTCTGGAACGTTGGCATCATCAAGCTGCTTGGGTTCGGTGCGAGCCTCATCAAGGGCATCTTCACTGGCCTATGGAGTTGGATCAGGGGCATCTTCACTAGTGGGTGGCAGAGCGTTACCAGTACCGTCTCCGGAGGTATTAATACCGTCGTTCAGTTCTTTGCAAGCCTGCCGGGACGTGCAATGGGTGCGATCCGTGGGCTGTGGGACGAGATGGTCGGATTCTTCTGGCGTGTCGTCTATGGAGTGCGGGATGCTATAGTCAACGGCTTCAACTCCATCATCAGCTGGTTCGGAGGCATCGGCGGCAGGATCCTGAGCTCACTGGGCAACTTCGGTGACTTGCTCCGGCAGGCAGGCAGGAACTTGATTGACGGCCTGTGGCGCGGTATCGAGTCGATGTGGGGCACTGTCAAGGCGAAGCTCGTTGACATCGCCAACCAGATTCGTGGCCTTTGGCCGTTCTCACCTGCCAAGTGGGGCCCCCTGAAGACGAACCCGATGGACGAAGCAGGTATGAACCTGATGAAGTTCCTCGGTGACGGTATCGCAGCAGGTGTACCGAGTGTCATGGCTGAGATGAATAAGGCTGCGGCTATGGTCGCGGATACCACGTTCACACGTGCAGGTGTGCCAGGTAGGACCGCAATGGGTGTTCCTACAGCCGCGTTGGCAGGTGCCGGTAATGGTGGTGCGGGCGTGGTGCAGTACGTAACTGTGTACACAAACGAGATCGATCCTCGACGGAACGCTGCCGAGCTCGGTTGGGCCTTGGGTCAGGAGGTGAGCTGATGACGACCTACGACATCGTAAGGGATACCTACACCCGTACCGTCACTGATGACTGGGGCCGCGCGGACAACGGCACTGACTGGGAGATCCTTGCAGCGGCTGCTGCCGACTTCGATGTTGTCGGTGGGCGCGGTACCATCATTCACCCATCTGCAGCGGTCACGCACCAGATCACCGTGCCTGGCAAGTTCAAGAACGTGATCGGCTACTACATCATCCGCACTAGCGCAGTCTCAACAGGTGCCAGTGCGGTTGCGGACGTACTGATGCGCTACGTTGACGCTAGCAACTACGTGGCAGCACGTGTAGAGTTCAATACCGCATCCGATGCTGTAGCTGTCCTCTACAAGGTTGTTGCTGGTGCCGTCACAACCCTGCAGACAGTTACTGTCGATCCCTACACCTTCGATTACGACTTCGAGTTCAAGTACGAGATCGTCGATGACGTTGTTCGTTGCAAGCTCTGGCAGCGTCCCTTCGATGAGCCCAGCAACTGGGTTGCGAGTGGCAGTGTCTCCAACATCACTGCACCTGGACGCTTGATCCTGCAGACGCGTCGCGAGACGGGCAACACCAATGCCAACCTCATTCTCAGCTTCGACGAGTTCTACATCACGAGCACCATCCCGACGGTGTCAGTCCTTCCGCAGTTCCTGAACGACTACGAGTTCAAGTTCGGTCAGGATGAGAATGCGATCATTCTGAATGCTGGCGCGGGGAGTATCATTCCCGGCGAGCCGCTTTGGGATGTGCAGAAGGTCTCAGGGCTCGACCTGCCGGACGTGAAGATCAGTGACAAGGAGTTCGACGGTATCGATGGCGGTGTCGTCGAAGCTGTCAACATCTCCATGCGGACTGTCGTCCTCGAAGGCATCTTGTATGCACATCAGGACGATAGCCTTGAGTCGTACCTGGACGATCTGAAGACGAACTTCGCACCGGTACCGAGGGAGTCGAACGGTGCCTTCTTCGATCCGAGCCAGAAGCCTTTCTTCATCAAGGCCCCCGGTGTGGCTGAGCGTTTCCTCCTCGCGAAGTCGGTCGGGCTGAAGTACGACTGGGACATGGCACGACGCTTCAACTCGACTACGTTCCAGATCATCTTGAAGGCTCAGATTCCCACGCTGTTCAGTCCGCAGCTTCACTTGGTGACTGCGAACCTGACAGCAGCCGTAGAGCAGCGTCTGTCGATCTACAACGCAGGCAACTACCACTCGTATGCCCTGATCAGGCTTTACCAGATCGGTAACACACCCACCGTATACCTTAGGCACCTCGAGCAGGCAGCCGACCTGGACTTGAGCTTGGGCATCCCAACGTCGTTGGCCAACAGGCCAGTAGAGATCAACATGCGCCAGCGAACGGTCTTTGCAGTTGACACGCCGCCCGAGAACCACAGGGATGACGTACAGACAGAGGGCTGGTGGCGCCTACAGCCTGGTATGAACACGATCGCAGTAACTACGTCCGTCAGCAATAGCGGCTACGTCGAGCTGCTGTGGCGTGATGAGTGGTTCTAAGGAGGTGACATGCAGTGACTGATCCGATTACTGGAGCGCAACCAGTAGAGAGTGGCTCCTACAGGTACTTCTTCCAGCTTCCTCATGAGGCGACAGGTATCCCAACAAATCGCTTCACTGGAGAGCTGCAGGGGCTGTATGGCGTCAGCATGACGAAGTACCTGAGCAGGCCCGGAGACATGACGTTCTCCGTTCGGCTGGATGGTTGGATCAACTCGCCTGACGAGTTCACACCTCCTGCTGACATCATCCTGCCAATCACTGAACCCTACAGGAGCTCCATCTGGGTGTTCAGGAACGACGTACTGGTCTGGGGCGGCATCATCACCTCGCGCACCTGGCAGACGTCAGGACGTGTCATGAACTTCACTGCACGTACGCATGATGCACTGATGCGCAAGCTGCATTACAATGGCACTGCCACGTTCACTACGGGCAGGCACCCAGGGAACCTGATCTACGAGATCGTGCGGCGTGCAACCAACAGTGGGCCTGTTGGTGAGAACTTGCAGGGCGACATCTGGGTGATCGATGTTAGTGCGCCAGGATACCCTGGGGAGATCACCATTGGCCTGGGTTCTTTCTCTGGTCCTACCTTTGCACTGTCTGTCGACTCCAAGAAGGCGCCAGCTCTACAGGAACTGATTGACCACGCAATCAATCTTGGTGCAGAGTACCGCCTCGTGCCATACGAGTTCCCTCCTGGTGGATCGAGCTTCCCCCGGCTCATAAGCTGGGAACTCGGGCAGATCACAACGGGCAGTACGGCGCACAAGGTTGGTAAGGACACCAACCAGATCACTGAGACGTACCAGTACCCTGGATCGATCTACAGGTACTGGTGGCCTGAGAGTATGGGTGAGATGGGTGGCGCTGCGACGGCGTTCATCATCCGTGGTCAGGACAATGGCGTAGGCGGCTACGCTGCGCGAGACGTCTACCAGCCCTTTGGTATCAAGGATCGCCTGAAGAACTCTGTTCGCATCCAGTCT